TTACGTTGCATATATTTATGACGAATGCTCTTTTTATGTTGCTTTATATTTTTCGTTTTACAACCACAGGAACAAGTAAATATTTTTTCCACGATGTCATTTATTGTGCTATTCATATATATATAGATACTATTAAATAATAATCTAATATTAGAATATAAACCCATGACATTTATTGAAGAAATATTTAATAACAAGCAGTTATCCGAATCATCGAAGAAATTATACACAAACAATTTAAGAAAGTTAAATAATGGTAATCAAATTGAAAACATTGACTTTCTTAAAGATATAGAAAAAATAAACGAAATAATATCAAAATATAAACCAGCAACCCAACGCTCATTTATTATATCAATAATAAGTGTTGTTAAATCAGAACCAGAACTATATAAAAAATACTTTGATTTACTTACAAAACAAAATAGTGGCGTAAAGGTTGATAACTTTAAAAATATATACGATATCAATCTCGCCTAATGAAAATATTTACTTCTTGTATGTTGCCTTTGCTTTTGACATGGCTTCTTTGTAAGATACATTATGAGCCTTGCTATAATCTTTCACGTGTTGTATCCAAGGAGATGTTGATTTTTTACCACCTTCGGCAATAGCTTTTCCTTGCTCAGCAAGACCAAGACCAGATTTCGCCGTATCAACCGCGAAAGCGGTCCATTTAGATGCTTTCTTGAGGCGATTTATTTTGCCACCTTCGGCAATAGATTTTGCTTTCTCAGCGAGACCAAGACCAGATGTCGCAGTATCTACCGCAAAATTTGTCCATTTAGTAGCTTTCTTAATTCTTGATACTTTTCCACCTTCGGTTTCATCACTTTTCTTAGATATAATTCCATTTGCTTCTAATATTTGTAAATGTTTTTTACTTGGTTTAGTTTTTCTTTCGTTATTCACAAACTTCTTAAGTGATTCTTTTGCTTTTTCTAGTTCAATAGCACCTTTAGCACCACCAGAAGCAGATGCCAGAGCAACCGCAGGAGCAATAGCTGTTGCAGCATCACCGACCATTTGAAAAGGTGCTACAAATCCTTGTTGGAATCCTTTCCCGAAGTCCATTACATCGTTTGTTGTGATACCTTTTTTCTTTTTACCACCTGAAATACCACCTGAAATACCAACTAGTTCATTTGTCGCATGGATTGCTGGTTTATATGTTGATTGATCAGTTCCAATCATTGGATATTGTCTCACTCGTGTTCCACCTGACATTAGTTTTGATACAAATTGTCCAATTAAAGGATCGTCTTTAGATACAACATTATCCATTAAATGCATCGAAGCAAAATTGCGATCTGCTTGAATAACTTTATCAGTCCAAATTTTTTCATACTCTTTTAAATCCATTTCTTATATATATTATTAAAGTAGATATTTTTTATAAGATATCTATTTTAGTAATTTAAAATATTTTATTGAAGCTTAATAATATCTTCAAATTGTTTCAATAATATAGAATATTTTTTATCAATGATGTAAAACATTCTATATATATGACCTTTTGAGCGTTCGTGTCGTGCTTTGCCATTGTAGCATGAAGTAGAACCACAATCGCAAGTATATTTTTTTGATCTATGTTCCTTTATTTTATCAATATTATCAGCTCGATACTGATGTTGCCATTGAATAATTGTTTCTTTGTTGTCTTCTCGATACTGCTTTTTGTATTCCTTTATAACTTCTTTGTTGTCTTCTTGATATTGCTTCTGGCTTCGACACGAGTGAATGACATTTAAAGTCCCTATTTCTGTCATATATTTTTGCTCTTCTGTTTCTGCTTCACGTCTAGTTTCACATGGAAATTCTTTGATGATAATCATTTTCCAATCACCCCAAACTCCATTATCACGAATGGTTCTATATAACTTTCTGTCATATTTTTTATTTGATTTTGTGGTAGAATATGCGGCTTCTTTGTGATGTTGTTTTCGTTTTGTAAAATTAGTTGTATGACCTATATATATATATTCGGGTAAGTCATAGTTTATTATTTTATATATTACGGTTTTTTGATAATCTGGCATTATATTTTTTGATAATATATATTGTCAATATACCTTTATATGCCTTTATATTACTCCATTTTCTTAATAATATTTAGATAATTTAGAACCCCCAGAGATTGAATATTTCCCCGCAGATAAGATGTCTTTCTTATCACTTTGGATAGCTTTTACGGCGCTACTCAATTTACCACTTTTTTTGAGTATATCTCTGAAACTAGTTAGACCTTTGCTTACATTACCTCCTGTTAATTTATCAACTGATTCATAATCTCCGATAGCTTTACCATCTAGTTTGGTATCTAATACAAGGACTTTGGTTAATAGTCCAGACATTGTAGATGACGATCCTTGCTGTGTTACCATTACACCACCATAACTAGAGATGACATTCACTTGTAATCTAGTCATATTAGCAAGTTTCGATTTGGCAGGATCGATATCATCACATGTTAAATCTACTTGGAAAGTGAAAGACCCGATAGAACCAGACGATAAATAATCATCAAGAGATAAATCACGAACTGGATCAATCACAACAATCGATCCTAAACTTTGATATACTTCACCGTTACCACTTCTGGATGTTCCACAAAATTCAGAATATATTTGATGATTACCATTGCGTCGAGATAATACATATAAATCACTTTGGTCTAATTCCCCTAATAAATTCATTCTGTTGTTGAAATTGATTTTAACATTTTTAATTGGATACGATATATGGTTAGATGCATTTGCAACTTTTTCGCTATATTGGGGGGTTACAGTGATATAAATCTTATCTGGGATTTGTCTCATTTGGATTTGGGTTCCGAGTGTTTGGAATTGGGGATTCCCTCCAGCAAATGTTGTGCTCTTGAGGAATGGTGTTTTGTTATTGACATATTCGTTGTAAGGGATGATATTTTTGACACTCATTTTAGCATAATCAGAAGCATGGAGACTTAAATAATTTACATTCACAGCCGAGTCGGCTGTCAGGAAAACATCACTATTCACTCCAGTCCCACCAACTAACCATTTGTTAGTTCCAATAGCAAGGCGGGTCGCTTGATTACAATACATGACACGACTAAAATCATTAAAGAGTAAAGTAATGTCAATTTGATTTACGCCGACAAATGCCGCTTCTTCAGATTTCATTTCAAAACAAGGAACGCCTAATAGGGGTTCTGATACATCCATGGTTACATATAAGGTGTAGTTTTGAGGAACAGCACCTTGTCCATTTGGGGAAGCTGGAAGTTTTACGGTTCCATCTACTGCGTTTGCTTCAATATCTACATTATATGGTACAACATTCCCTGCAGCATGGACTAGTTTGTAAGTATATTTCGAATCGGCACGACCCACAGTATCACTGTCTTTCTCAGCTTGAAGAATACCTCCCATATATGTTCCAGCCGAGGTATCAGATCCTGCTTGATCAACATTTCCAAAATATTTATCAACATAACTTGGTGTAGTTTGGACATGTTCGGATAGGAATTTCTGGGAATATTGCTTTTTGAGAACTTCGGATATATCTTGGGTTGCGGCATTCACCTTTGTGTTATTAATACCAACAATACAGTTATTAATTGCGGTATTAAGTGGAAACGATGAGGGAAATGCGGCAATTTGCACAGCTGCTGCTTGTGTTTGTAGGGCAACATTCAATTGTAATGTTGCATTAATACGAATATTTCTATCGACTAAAGTATTTTCGCTCGGGACTTTAATATTAAACATTGCCGAAGTTTTAGAATTAGATTCTAACACATATTTGTTCATGGTTGATGTTGATACGGATTTTTTAACACCAACAAGGATTTCATCAGTGATTCCCGACACACGATGATCTTCAATTAAGTAAGTTTTGATTTCGTTTGACATTTAGTTTATATTATTGATTTAGATATTTTTTTTCAAACATCTAAATAAAAATAAAAAATTAGAAATATTTTGGTTTTCTAAACACCATTTTCATCGAGAAAGAACCACCAGAATTTAATTGAATGGGAACTAAATCACCATTTAATTTACTTCTATAATAAACATTTACGTTAATTCTACGTAATTCTTGGGTTTGTAATAAATTAATCCATCGCTTTTCTGATGGGTTATATATAATACCGCCCGAATAATTGCCACTCTTGAAATCTGTCAATTCTAATTCAATAATATTTGTAGAACCCTTTGTCGTCTCAATTCCATTAATATAAGAATGGTTGGCTGACCTCATACTACTTTTTACTGGTATTGTTGAAGATGTAAATACAATAGATTCCACAGGCGACCACGAATCAAATGTGCTATAGTCTTGATATACAACCAAATAATCAGGTGCGTTGCTTGTATATTCTATAACACTCCCATCTAGTTGTGGTGGATGCGATTCCGCTGTGCTTGATACAAGTCCAAAGTTATTAAGATTCAATTTGAAACCTTCCGCCGATACAGTTTCTTGAACACCATCTGCGTCTAATGTCTTAAAATATCCCTTTTGGATTGTCATCGGTAGAGTATTTATTAATCTATATAACGGCTTATTAAATATAATTGATAGAAACGAACCACCAGAAGCACCAGTTAGTCCATTAAATGTTTCGACAGGTGCGTTTAATGACATGATCTGGGTAGCTTTATCAAAAATCATATAAGGAGCATTATCTTTGATAAAGCTACTATCAATCCCATAACTTGATAATACATTTTTAAGTGCCAGAATGGCATTGATAATTGCTGGATTAATACACCGAGCAATAAAATACTCATAATTATATATGTTGTAGTATCCAGATTTGTAATTAGGATATCCATCAGTAAAATTTGGACATATTTTTGTCATATCTTGAGGTTGGAATATAATGCGAGAATATCCAATATACCGAATACCTGTTGATGGGTGTAAATATTCAATACCTACTGTATATATAGTTGTATTTCTTTGTATCAACTGAACGTCTGCGTCTGCTGATAATTCAAAGTTAGATCTAATTGTTGGGATGAACACTGGAAGGCTCTTTAAATCGAGCTTGAAATTTTCAATACTAAAATCATATTCCTGAGTATTCTCAATAATTGGTCCGTCACGAACTTCAGAAAATACTAAATCAGGTTCGTGTGTCATTTCGTCGGCAGTTTCCGAATCTATATTATTCACGGATAAGTTAAAATATTCATATTCGAAAGATGTCATTATATATTACGTTTAGATATTTTTAATATCTAGGTGTAATAAACTTATTTTTACTTAGTAAAAGAAGCGAGCCCACGACGCTTGTATATTGTTGGATTAGATTATTTTTTTAAAAATATTATCTTTATATTGCAATAAGGGCACAAACTAATTCATCAAGTGTCAATTTTGTATTCTTCTGTTCTCTTTTTATATATTTTACGAACTGGGCATTATCAACCCCATTCGCCATAAAAAGGTTTGTTCGTGCTATGCACCATCTGCCACAGGTATTCACACCATCAAGGTTAGATTGGAAAGGAAATTTATTTATTATCAACTTGTCGCCCTTTTTTACCGATTTCAATATATGTCCCATGTCTCTGTCATAATCATTACCGAGAAGGCGATTCATATATTTAGGAATAAAATTAAGTATTGTTGTTGGTTTGTCGCCATATGAATCAAAGAAAGAAAACTCATCTTGATTTCTGAGTAGTAGTTGCCAATGTCCCGTGTTCTTTTCTTCTTCAACGAGAATAAAAGCAAAATCTAATTTATTTGGGAGTAGTTCATATATACTCGCATAATTGTCTAACTCTGCAAATTTGACAATCTTACAATTTGGAAAATATGCATTTAGGTCTGTATTATTGATAAAGTAGGCAATTTTATCTTTATATTTTGAGTTCATAAGTCGATTTGAATTAATATTCATTTGATTGATTATATAAAGTATAAACAGATTTTTTTTTTCTAATCTACTATTATATATAAAATGAATATTAATGTTAATTCGGGAGATGGAAATTCTATATTCGATATCGCTCATAGATATCAACAGATGCAAATTAACGAACTTATGAAGGGACCAGACGAGGTTCGTCAGAAAATACCAGATATATCTGATACTGGGTCATCGAAGTTCATAGAAGATTTTGACAAAGTGAATAATTTACTTTTCCAGTTGAAGGCAAAAACAAATTTTAAAATTGAAGATGTATCAGA